CAAAGAATAGATTGTCTGGGTTAGCCCACCAGCTGATAACAAACTTCGTATGATAATGTCCTTGAACAGCATTCATACCCATAGCTTGTGATACTTTTAAAATATCAGCACTCATACCATGAGTAAAAAAACACCTTTGACCATTAGACATAGTTAAAGTTATATTATCTACCCACTTCCACTTTTTAGTACCTAAAAAATCTCCATAATTTTTAATAAATTGTTTGCTCATTCCATACTTTAATGCTCGTCTAAATACTAAACTAGAATGGTTACTATCTACCTCTGTAACATCTGGAAATACACCCTCTAATTCTTTTATATATTTTCTAGCTTCAGTTAATTCTTGTCCAGCTGAATACAAATCAGGATTTGAGTCGTGCATACTTATTGCGTGAAAATCTAAACTATCTCCGATATTAATAATTCTATCTGGCTTAAATTCTTTTTTGATTTCTTTTAAAAATTTGATTGAGTCCTTATGATGATAAGGAATGTGCATATCAGAAATGACAAGTATTCTTTTATTCTTCATACAAGTATAGCTTGTAGCCTATTTTGACAATAATGTAAATATCACATAACCCATTGCACTAATCAATGAGCCTGTAGATATTAGTAAAATCTTTTCTAATCGTTTTACTCTTTCTTCTATTGAATTAATTTTATCGTGAGTTAATTTCTGCATTATTCTACATAGTTTTTCGTGAGATTCTATTTTCTGTAATGCGTTTTTACTCATTACTTTTTCTTTCTAGGTTTGTATTTTTTAACAGCTTGTGAAATAAAGATGTTTTTATATAGAGAAACTTTTTTACCAAACTTTTTATCAGCTTTTCTTTTTACAGCTTTATATGCTTTAGACTTTTTATTAAAAGACTTAGGTTTCCCTAAACTCTTTGGTCTAGCTTTGGCATATATAGGCTTCTTCTTCATTACTTCTTCTTCTTCTTTTTAGTCATTTTGTTTTTCTTTTTAGGTGGACGACCTTTTTTACTTCCGTAAGTTCCTTTTCCGTATGGCATAATATTCTCCTATTAATTTGTTAATTTACCACCAGACCATTTAGCCTCTGGTAATCCATTAATATAGTTCTTTCCATCAAATGTCAAAACTTGCTTTCTATTTGAGTCTTGATTGAAACTACAATGAACCCAACCTGAATTAGCACCTTCATCTTCTTTCCAATATTCTAAAATTAATTGGTCAAAAAGACAGTTCCCTTGAACATATAAAGCTAGTTCTAAATTACTAACACCAGCTATTTCAAAATCAACTGCTTGTCCTTTTGTATGTTGTGAGGTCTTGGAAGAATTAATTGCTACACATAATTCCTCACTACGATAGCCAGATGTAATTATAATTGGTTTATCAAACTTTGCTCGTACTAATTCTAATACTCCATAACATAAATCAGTAAGGTTTTTGATCTCTCCACTACCAGCTTTGTTAGTTATACCAAGCCTGATTGCAGTAGAGGACTTTTCAAATTCGTGAAGCTGAAAATTTTTGGAAAGTTGCATTTAAACTCCTTAAAAAAGTTATTAAATTTTAGCCTTTAGGATTGTCTGATCTTACTTTATCACAATGATCTTTAAATGTTGTAGTACCATTCTTTTGATCTTTGTAGATCATTTCCATTTGCTTATTCCAAGATAAGTATTCAGTTCGTCTAGTTGCATCTATAGCAGCATTTGCTTCAGCAGCATTACCAGCAGTTTCGTATGATGCTATTTGTTCAGCAGTAGGCTCTGCAATATCTAAATTCCATTCCTTGATATAAACACCAGAACCATCATCTTGCAAAATAACATCAGATGTAAAATCAACACTAGCAACACCATTTGCTGCTGCGTATAATTTTATTTTTGTACTTAGTTGTGCCATAATTTATTTTCCTATTCTATAATTTTAAATGCTTGAAAAGTTGACATATCACTTACTTCTAAACCAGAACCAGTACTTGTAGCTGAAATATATCCTTGTATTAATAAAAAATCACTAGAACCATTCATATCTACAATAGCACAAACATTAGCACTTCTTGCTCTTGCATATCCATAACCTTGCTCATCAAATAGAGCTTCTGTTATTACAGAAGAATTTTTATATAATTCTGCAAAACCTCTATAAAAGTTACTATTACTTCCACTTTGTAAAAGTACACTTGCTTGTACAAAATATTTTCCAGCAGTTTGAGGTGTAAATTTTCCAGTAGAAGTATTGTAAGCACTTGAACTATCGTAAAACTCATTATTAAATAAGATAGTAGTTCTTGTATTATCACTGATTGATTGAGCACCACTTCTTTCAGCACTAAAAGCTGGAGTGTTAGCACCACCAATACCAGTTACAAAATTTGCTTTAGTCATTTTTCTTAATGCTGAAGCAGAGGCATCATGGATTAAAATAGTATCTCCATCTGCAATAGAAGTTTCTGCTGTGTGTCCAGTTATAGCTGTTACGTCTAGGTGTTCTTCAGAGATAGCATTGTCAGCGATTTTTGTTGCATCTACACTATCTGCTGCAAGGTGTGCTAGATCAATACTTCCATCAACATAGTTATCTGAATCAACAGAATTTGCACCAAGAGTAATTGCTGAATCTGACCAATCAATGGTGTTAGCTGTAAAATTAACAGTACCTAAAAGAATATCAGCAGCACCATCATACATCTTTAAAAGTTGAGCAGTTGCAGCACCAGATGTGTCTAACCAGATTGTTCCAGCGACAGCACTACTAGGTCTTGATGAACCTGAATTAGATGAATTGATAGCACTTAGAACATTATTTACATCAGTTCTAAAAGCTGGGAATGATTGGTTTGCTATGTCGTAATCGTGTTGTGCCATAATTATTTATACTCCTTTTAAAAGCCTTTTGCAATAAAATCAAATGTTTTTGATATTGCTGTTCCACTTGAATTTTTAAATGTTACATTAAAACCATTGATTGTTTTAGATTCTACAATAAAAAAATCTCCTGTTGACATGTCTTCTCCTGTAATTCCAACTGCATAATTAACACTTTTATACGGATTTGTAAATGAAACAGTTTTAGTTCCAGCACCAGATGTTATGTCATTTCCACTAAATATTCTATCAGGCATATCTATTGTAACTGATACTTCTTCAACAACTGGAGTTGAAGCTAAATCGCTTGAAGTTAAAACAACTCTAAATTTAAAGTATCTAGCAGTATATTCTCCAATTACAAAGTTTTGAAAAGATGTGTAAGTAGAGTTGTCATCACTTGTTGCAATTTCAAGATGAGCATTAGAATTAGCTGGTGTATCTCCATCAAAGCTAGAATTTTGAGAATCAAATAATCCTGATCTATTATCAAATAAATCATCTGGGTCATCAGAAGTTTGTTTTAAAGTAGCTGTTAATCTTGCAGTATGTTTAGCACCTATATCAACTACATCTGCAAATAAATAATTACCACTTGCAAAGAAATCTGCATTAGTTACACCTGAATCAAAAAATCTAGTTGTTTCTGCATCAAAATTTCCATTAGCTGAATCAAATAATTCTGATGAATCTAATTGAATAGTGTTATCTGTTTTTATTGTATTTGTAAATGTTCCTAAAAAATCAGGGTGTTCTGATTGACTAGCTACTGCATTATGATTTATAACTCCTGTTACATTAGAAATAATAGCTGTTGCGTTAGAACTAAAGTTTCCTAGTTTATCTACTGCTTTAATTAAATAAGTTCCAACTCTTGCTGGTACATTTATAGAAGTTGCTGGTCTTGATACTTTCTCTACCAAAGATACAGAGTTTGCCCAATCTCCAGTTCCATCTGTTACAGTTGCATATCTAATTTGATAATAAGCTAAATCTAAATCTGGTACTTGTGTCCATGATAAATGTGCTTCTTGTCCTAAAATATTACAAGAAAAATCTTCAACATCTTGTGGTGGTTCAATAGCACCAATAATAGTTCTTTGTGCTGTTGTATAAGTAGAACTAACCCCAAAACTATTTACAGCTTTAACTCTTACATCATAAATTTTTTGGTCAATTACATTTAATACTCTGTGATTTAATCCTGAACCTTGTGCGTAAATAATATAATCTGAATCTGTACTTAATTTGTATTCTACTTGGTAATAATCAACAAAGCTATCAGGAGAAGCACCTATTGTTACATTTAAAGCAACAATTACAGTTCCATCATTATATTCAATTAGTTCGTCATCTAATGTTACAGCAGACGGTGGTTGGATAGCATAAGGGTTTGGTAAATTAGTTGTTGGTATTGCTGTTGCTTGTACTTTAGTAGCCCAAGTATAATGACTAGCTTGATACTCTACTAAGGATAAGCCTACAGTTAAATCTCTATTAAAAGTAATTCCTAGAACTCTAAAAGGTTTAGCAGAAAAACCAATACTAGAATGTGTGATATTAACTATATCTCCTATTGCTAAATCATATCCATTAAAATCAACATTGATACCTAAAGATAAGGCTTCTCTACTACGTCTAAGTATTATTTCTGCCATTTCTTCTGATTGGTATTTTGAAGTTAATGTAGAGAATGTAAATCTACCCTCTAACAAGAATCCACCGTCAGCAGTTTTCATTGTTGCGTGTTGATCTGCACTAGGCAAACCAGAATCATCTATTGGTGGAAATTGTACCTCATCAACTTGATAGTTACGATCAGGATTAACAAAACCAACTATTACTCTATTATATCTGTCATTCTTTGTTGGAGTAGATAAAGAATAGCCACCTATAATATTATCTTCTGTTAATGTAATAGATGCTGTTCCTGTTGTTTCAATAATTAAATTATATTTACCAGCATTATAAGGTAAGTAACCTCTGCAACCTTTTAACATTTCTCTAACATTATCTAAAATACTTCTTGATGTATCTAATGCAGTATTCGTATCAAATATATTTATATCACTACCACCAGAATAAGGTGTTACTTGTGTTACACAAACTTGTGAAGAATCATAAAAACTTTGTAAATCTATTTCACTAACTGCTAATCCTTTTCCATATCTTGCGTTTGTTAAGTAATCTAATAAACACCATGCTGGATTTGTTGAATAAGATATAGATTGTTCAACTAAACTTGCATTATAAGTTTTAACTTTTTTACCTTGAATTTTAGTTTGTACTCTTGGAATACCTGTAAATGCGTCTTGATTCCATTTGAATCTAATTGCAAGATAACAAAGACCAGATAATTTATGATTACTTCCCCAAGATGATAATGTTGATAATAAACTAGATGCTGATTGACCATCTGTTCCATAATGTGGCTCTACTCTAATTAATGATTCTGGTGAACCTTCTCCAATAGCTTTATAAAAATTAGAATCAGAACTATTAACTTCTACTTCTGTTCCATCTGATAATGCACTTGCCCAAGTAATAGCTTTGTCATCTACTCTTATTTCTTCTATATCGTTTATCTCTCCCTCTGCCATAACGATAGCCATATAAAGATAAGTATTATCTGTTCCAGAAGTTTCTATAAATACTCTAGTTCCTCCTGTAAGTCTTTCTCCATATATAACAGGAATGTTTGCGTCATTAGATTGTTTATTAACTAATATACCTTTTTCAAAATCATCAAATTCGTTAGTTCCAAAATCAGGAATATCAGGAACTTTAGGTCTTAATGCCCAACCTAAAAATAAAGATACACCTAAAGATACTAATGGATTCATACTTGTAATCAAACCAACAGCACCACCAACAAAACTTTTAACTGCTGAAAAAGGATTAAAACTACCCATTATAACCAGCTTTCTTTTGTAGTTCTAGTAACAGTACGAACAATTTTATTATTTTTAATTCTTAACCAATTAATCTCTTTACCTATTCCAAATTGTTTAGTTAAAAAAGATTTAGTCCAATTCATAATACTTTTAAGATTAGATTTACAAATAGTTTCTATATGCCATAAATTATTTCCTGAATTCCAATCTCTTTCATTTAAAATACCATTAAATTGAAAATTAATATGTGCTTGATTAGATAGTAAAGCCCAATTAGTAAATCCAATTAATTCATTATTATAATAATGTTTTTTATATTGATTTAATTGAATACTTGGGTTTAAATATTCATTCAATTCTTTATCTGCACAAACATTAAATTTATTGTAATTTCTGTATAGTGAAATAATATCTTGCATTACTCTCTACCCCATTTAATATCTTGTGCTGTTTCAGAACTAAAATCCATTCCAACATCTGTACTAAAAAATCTTTGTTGAGAAGTATTGTTTGTTTTACGACCATTCTTTTTATCAAAGTCTGCCCAATGAGATACGATAGAAAATGATAATGTGCTTGATGTTTCTTTTTCTTGTATTTCAAAGCTTTCTATACTGCCTTTATAAAGTAAAAAAGGGTCATCAACTATTGTGTTATCATCTGCTAATAATCCTCTGTAAATATTAACAGAATCATTAATAACATTTTCATTTAATACGATTGATATAAAGGTTTGATCTGCACCTGATAAAGTTAAATTAATACTAGATTTACTAACATCTGTTTGTTCAGAAAAATCAGATATTCCTAATAAATGATCTGATGCTAAATATGTAACTGATGAACCTGATACTGATGAAGTTAATGGAAAAGAGCAATCAGTAATATTGACAGGAGTAGCGAACCCAATAGTGATAAGATGGATTGGTCTAATATCATTAGTCGCTAGTTCGTTCTTGATCGCTGTTGTTAGGCTTCTCGTCATATTCCTCAAATGTTCTTCTAGTTACTTTTATTGTATCATTGACAGTATAAGTAGCATTTTTAGATGGGTCGCTATACTTTCCTTGATTCAAAGATTGAGCATTAAAATCATCAGCTTCAATTATTTCTTCAGCTAGAAAATCAACACTAATCCAATACTTTACTTTATATTTCATCTATAAGGCTTCTTCAACATCAAATTGATATTCATAATATAATTTGCCTTCATTATCTGCACCTGATACTCCAAATTCTTGAATGTCAGAAGTTAAAGCTACTGTAAAAGGAACATTGTCATAAGTAACTATTGAATCGTTTGCTAGTGCTACAAGTAAAGGTGGTTCTATTGTAACTGTTGAAGCATTACTAGATGCCTGAACATCTGCTACAACCATATAAACTTTAGAATGACTTGCAAACTTTAAAAAATCTCCAGCTTTAAATGCGTGTGGATTGTCGTTGTGATGTCCGTTCATAGCAATCGTTGTATCTCCAACTGCGTGAACTCCATTAATTAAAACTGTACCAGATTCATTACCTCTAGCATCTTCAAGTTCTGGTGGGATAATTGTAAAGGTTTCTTTTTGACCTCTTTGTTTCATTATAAAAGCCATCAACTCTCCATAGGTACTTGATCTTGTTCCAGTAATAATTTGAACTGTGAAAGCAAATCTCTGATTATCTATTTGTCTAACTAATCTTTTACCTGAAACAGTTTTTGATACGATAGTATTTTGAATTGACTTTATTCCTAAAGTTCCAAATTTAGCAGTTGATATAGGAAAAGCACCAGACATTAGATTAAGTTTTTACTCCCTCTTTCATTTACAGCACTATTAATTAATTGAGTTATAGTTCCTCTTGATCTTACAAGTAAATCTTCAAATCCAGAAGCATCTACTGTATTGATATTAAAATTAACTGTTGTACTTCCACCACCTGTGCCTCTAGCTGATTGTGTAATTTGTCCTGTTGAGTTAGGTACAAATAATTCTGGCCCGTTTTCTCCAACTAATATTGGGTTACCTTTAGATACTGCACCACCTTTTGCAAATCCTAAAAATCCCAATCCAACACTTAATAATGAACCTCCTGTACCACCACCACCACCACTTAAAGATGCTTGTTTTTGTTTTTCTCTTGTAATTAGTTTTTCAATAGCAAGTTCAACACCTTTTTTTGCTATTATTGATATTAATTGACTTAATACTTCTACTGCTAAAGTTCTTGCCATATTACGAAATGTTTCTTTAATATCTTTACCTAATAATAATGATTCAGCAAGTCCTCTTGAAAAAGAATCTACACCTCTATTAATAAAACCTACAATTTCATTAGAGATACTAAATTCTGCATTTTGCTCTTTA